GCATCCTCTGGAACCTTTAGAGTAGAAAGATGCTTGAGTAAATTTACATGGGAAAGCCAGCACCCTATTTCTCCCTTGCGGCGTTTCTTGAGTCCTTCTTCAACACTAGGATGAGAAGGAAGCATACCTTCAGGAATATTCATTGCGAGCATCTGATCTTCAGAAAGCTTATGCCCATCAACTGCCCTCCACCGATGAACTGGCAACGGGCGTAGATGCTTGAGTTGGGGCTGAAGCGTATCCCATCGTTTGGTCGCTCTGTCCAAATTAATCACATAGGCATCCACAATACCAGGAACTGGTTTACTCGCGCGATACCTGCTGTAGGAATACAATACAACTATTGAACCAAGTATAATCCCTAACGATAGTGAATATACTTGTGATTGTTTTGCCATTTTATCACCCTACATAAACTTGCGAAAGGGAAGTGACTTGGTTCCAGCAGATGATAGAGAAATAGGTTGAGGAAGAGGAACAGGAAGTGTAGAAATATCCTTCAAGTAATACTCATACATTCCAATCTCACTCATAATGCGAGGCACGCACCATTCTACAACCAAATCATTCAGATCTTTGATTTGACCGGGTATATCGTATTCTAAATTTTTGGCATATTGTAAGAAGATACTTCTCATAACAATTTGGAGTTCATCAGCACTTTGCTCATCAATGACCCATTGCTTGTCACCAGACTTATCATAGACTGTTTTCCGAATCGCATTTTGAACAATTTTCATATTGGCAGGACCAAAGAAGTTCCGACTCAAGGCATTCTCTCCCCAATTTCCACGCATCAAGTCTTGTGCGGGATTTTCATCTACGGCAGGCCGGGAGCCAAAACCACCCTCAGAAGGGTTGGCTAGAAAACCCC